TAGGGAGGAAACATTGCAGGGCGAAGCTTGGACCCTGCTTAAGCCTGGGGAGGGCTATAAAGTAACCGAGGTGCTGACTATTAACGCAGCGCGGCAAACTCAGACTAGGGTCGCTTCGGTAGATATCGGCCAGCTAGATAAAACATATAATTTAAACGATGCAATTTGCGATATCGGAAAGTTTGAAGCTCAAGGGTTTAGCCACGATAGCAACCCTGAGCATCAGATTGCATACGTTAACGAGCAACTTTACCAGGATAAAGTGCCGCAATATGACAACTTATCGTTATTTGCTTTAAGGTTGAACGCGGGTAAAGAATGGTCAAATTTCAATCAGCTTTCGGTATATATAAAACAAGGCGTTATTATCGAACGATTGATTGATGATAACGGGAACCCTGTCTTAGAGGGCAGTTTACGGGCTAGCAGTAATAACCTCCCCGAAATTGTTTATGCGTTGCTAACAGATAAATACATCGGTGCCGGCCAATCGATTGGCATCGAAGGGGTCTCACGGGAGCGGATGCAAACAGCGGCGGCCTATTGCCACCGGATGGGTTTCACTTGGGATGGGGTGATTGCTGATCGTTTAAATCTCAGGAACTGGATATTTGAGCAGGCTGGTTACTGCTTACTAGATTTCACGATTTTAGGCGGGCAATTTGCGTTATTCCCTTCATTGCCTGCAAATGGAATCCCTGAAATAAAGGCACTATTCACTGATGGCAATATGAGGGATTTAAAAGTTTCTTGGCTGTCACCAGAAGAAAGAAAACTATTTAAAGCCGTGGTTTCTTATCGGGTTGAGGTGGAAAATGCCTTTAGCCGTATCAGAACCCTTACCGTTCGATTGTCTGACGATCAGGGCGGCTCAGACTATGACCCCGAGGAGCAGTTTGACTGCTCTGGGTTTTGCACTAATCGCGAGCAAGCTTTGATGTTTGCTCAATATGCGTTGAAGCTAAGGAAAGAAGTTGATCATGGGATCGTTTTTGAAACTACCCCGGCCGCGAGTTTGTCACTGGCCCCTGGGGATTATGTGCGGGTGGTATCGGAGGTAATGCACACCTCAAGGTTCAATAATGGCTCGATTGATTCGAGCGGATTCGTTACTACTACCCAGGCCCTCGCTGATGGCAGCCACTCGATTATTTACTGGAAACCAGGAACTACTGAGGTTTTGGCTGGCACCATGACGATAAGCAGCGGCCGTACAAATGACTATTTCTCGACGATCTTTACGCTTGCTACCGCTAGCGCCACTAGCAAGGTTTTTAAGGTCGAAACCATTGATCGTGGTGATGAGGGCTTTGCGCAGATCGCTCTATCGCATATGCCAATGATCGATAATCGCCTGACGGTGGCAGACTGGAACCCAGGCCACTTCAAAATTTACGAGAGCTAATGGCGGCTGTTGCATTCCCTAATTTCAAGCCTTCCAAGCGGTCGTATAAAGCCGGTTCTTATCCGCAGCGGCAATTCAAAGCGCTAAACGGGGCAACTACAACCTTGAGATATGGCAATAGACGAACAGAAAGCACCCTGGCTCTAGGTTTCGAGAATCTGCGGGATGCGCAGATTGCACAAATACTGGAGCACTACGAAGCAGTGGCCGTCTCAGGTGATTGGGTAAAGTTTGGTACTGGCAACGGCCTGGCAGGGGCTGGGGTGGAGTTACATCCTTTCCTCAATGAAACTACGAGCGGCCTGCGTTGGAGATATGCAGATGCGCCAAGCGTTGAAAGCATTGCGCCGGGGATTTCTAGCGTGAATGTCAATTTTGTTGGGAACCTCGATGCGGGCGGCAGCTCGGACGGGAACACTTCAGAAAGGCCAGACGAGGGGTTTTATTTCGCGTAATATGGCCGCATGGGTATTTATAGCTCCGGCCAGAGTGGCGTCTTAGTTTTCGATGGCAAAACCATCGCGAAGGTTTCTAGCTGGGCGCTGCAAGCCTCAGTAGCAGCGCTAGAAACCACAAGCCTTAGCGATACAGCTAAGACATATACCCCAGGAATCAAGGCCGCATCTGGTAGTTGTTCTGTGTGGATGTATCGCGAATCAGCCCAGGCCCCTGTTGCAGGGGAGGCGTTGATTAGCAAGGTGTTCAGAACATCGGCCACAAGTGAAAAAGATATTTACGGCATGTCGCTGATGTATCAGACCGACAAGGGAGTGAAATTCAATTGCATTATTACCGATGCTGCATTGTCGTTAAGTGTGGGCGAAATCATGCAGGTTTCACTCAGTTTTCAGGTGACCTCTGATCTGATTGAGGTCTTGCTCTAGATGGGCGCGGCATACCTAGGGGATAGTGGCTTATTCGAGCTAACTAGGACCGGCCTGGGTGTATCGGTTGAAGATGTGATCAATCCATCTGATGTAAATCAAGATACTGATCGATTCTCGATGAATTTCCCCGAGGGATCGATTATTACCGGGGATCAACTTGAGATCAAAACAACAGATGGCAGCCTCTTATCGTTTATCGATGAAACCGGTTGGAATGATGAGGAGCAACATACACAAGGAAAATGGTTTGTTTTTGTTGATCAGGTTGGTGGAATAAGGCTATATCAGGAGTTTGAGGATGCAACCGGCGGAGAGCGTAGGGGGGTTGTTTCACTATTGGCAATTAATCGCAACATCCCGATTTCATATTCTGTTAGCAATAATGTTGGCCGATTAATGGCTCAACTAACAAGTTATACGTTTAGCACTACAAGGGAAACCCTTGATGTCACGAGCTTATCGGATCAATTCCGCAGCCAATACAGCACGCTAATATCTGGCAGCGGGCAGCTTACAGCGTTTTTCGATTATCGCTCTGTACCATGTAGAGAAGGCGCTACAGCTGACACTGAAGCGGCTGTTTATTTACACCAATTAGCGATTAGGTTAAACTTAGGCGCTGCATTTAAAGCGCGGTTATATTTAATTCATAGAGGTACGAACATTGATATGACGGCCAAATATAATGATACTGTTTGGTATGAAATTGAAGGGGTCGTGACGAATGTAGCGATCGGGTTTCAAACTGGCGAACAGGTTAAAAGCATGATTGATTTTATCTCAACAGGCGAAATCAAGCTCAAGGTTTCGACAACCAGCAGCTACTTAGTTCAAGAGGATGGCTTTAGCCGGTTTGCTTTAGAGCAAAATCAGCGTCCTGGTTTCATCGAACTAAGCAGGCTGCCCTATACCGATTAAAATCTAGGGATTAGCCCCATACTCAGATGCCCGATTTACAAATCTCAAGCCTGCCAAAATTAGCGGCCGCAGATCTCAGCGGCACTGATTTGTTGGTGGCTGTTGATCGGAGCGCTTCCGAGGATAAACAGCTAACCGTTAAGGACATGTTCCTAAAGGCGCTAACTTCTGACGTTGTAGATAATAATATTATTTCTGGCGCTAAGTTAGTAGATGATTCTACACACGGCGACAAGCTAATAAATAAAACTTTAGCAGCTGAGAAGCTAGACCCGGCCACGATTCTGGCAACCGGCGGCCTAGCTCTTGGTGCTAATAGCCTCGGTTTAGTTCAGCCCCTGGCGCCTTTATTCCTTAACGGTGCAACAGGCGCATTAACGCATTCAGATAGTGGGATTGTGGCCGGTAGATATTTGGCTACCACGATTAATAAAGAGGGCCATGTAACGCTAGGCGGGCCGATCCTTTCTTCTGATTTACCTATTGCCAATGCTACTGAGCGCGGCGCGGTGATACCAGGCAACGGGCTTTTGATGAATGGCGAGTTCATACAGCATAAAAATACGATCACGCCTAACACTGTTTCGGGTATTCAGTTTGATGCAGAAGGCCATATAAAGACAGCCAACCCCCTAGTGTCGTCTGATCTACCGATTGCCACAGATATTGCTGTTGGTGCTCTGAAGCCCGGCACAGGGTTAGCAATGAATGGTTCAGCGATTGATCTACAGATCGCGAGGGCTGATGTGATTGGCGGGGTAAAGGCTGGCGCAACAATGACGATCAATAATTCTGGGATAATTGATCAGGCAACGGCCGGCGCTGTTGGTAACTGGCCAAAAGTAAAAGTTGATCAATACGGCCGGGTTGTTGGAGGCTTGGCGCTCGAAGCTAACGATATCCCATATATTGATACATCTAAACTTACGACTGGTGAACTGACAGGCGATCGGCTCGCTCGAAATTCAATTAGCGGTTATCACTTGTGTGATTATTCAATTTCTTGGATAACACAAACACGGCCGAAACCTGAGTTTGCCGGGCAGGTTTGGGTTAATCCAGCTGATAGATCTACTCATATTTGGCTGGGTACTGTTGACGGGCCAGAAACAGTTGAAAATGGTTATTGGATGGGGTTGGGCTATGGCTCAGCAGTAGATCAAAACGTAAGGCTGGGCGGTACTTATGACGCAAAAACTAATACGATCCTGGCGCTTAATCAGTACGGTGATGAGTCTGGCTTGGTAATAGGTGCGCCGTTACCTCTGCCAAAAATGGCAAACAATGGGCTCTATCTGCTAGTGGCTGAGCCTGGCATTGGTGTTAGCCCTGCACCAAATGTGCAGTTAACCAGAGGCGATTGGGTGCTATCACTAGGCGCTGGTGAAAGTTGGTTGCATATCGCTGTTATCTCAGGCGCGGCCGGAATGGTTGTGGATCAAAATGTGTTAGTTGAACCCACCGAGTTCACTCCACCTATTCCTGATTGCGCAAACCAAGAGGATGCAAACAGACTTTTTTGGACGTATTTACAACCGGCCAATGAGGTTACGCGGGGCACAGTTATGCCCAGCTCTGAGTTTCTAGTCTCAGCTAGTGGCGTGTTAACCACAGGAACCATTTGCGAAGGGATTTATTGAAATGGGCCTGCTTCTAAATGAGGCAAGCCTGCCCCCAGGCGGTGCGCCTGGAACGGTATTAACAAAAGTTGGCAGCGCTGACTACGAAGCAAGTTGGATAGCTGTTAAGCCTGCAGAAGGCGGGGGAACCGTTGGGCCGGCTGGGCCCCAGGGACCGCCTGGCCCGGCTATGGAAACTAACGAAGGCTTCTATTAGAATATTGGAATAATTAGCCTTATCCGTATGGCCGCATCTGCTTGGCAACATATTCGGAATGCAACGCCAAACACCAGGCCAGACCCCGCTGTTTTAGTTGACGGCCAACTGGCGCTAAACACAGCGGCTTCTACCCCAGCTGTTTACTTCAAAGACAGCGCCGGCAATCTTGCCCTAGTAGGGGCCGCATTTATCTCAGCGACTGCACCGAATAGCCCTGCCGCTGGTTTCGCTGGCAATTCTTTAGGTGAGTTTTGGTTTAACTCCACAACACTGGAGTTGAGCACCTTTACTTCTACTGGCTGGGTTCGTTGCGGTTCAGGCTCTGATGGTTACATCCTCCCGACAGCCGGCGCAACTGTCCTAGGTGGCGTAAAAGTCGGCAGCGGCCTGAATGTGGCCGCTGATGGCTTGCTATCGGTAAACATCGATATTGTCGAATTAAAGGGTTCGATTGATCCCACTGCCCCAGCCCCTGCAGCGCCGCAATTAGGTAATGCCTACATCGCGA